GTTTGACACCGCGCTCTTTTGCCATATTGGCTAAGTGCACTTCGTCCCACGCTTCTTGGATGTCGACACCTAGCAAAGCTAGAGTGCCAAGAGCAAAAACCGTTATATCAATTAGAGAATCGACAATACCTTCTTCGTCATTTGCAGCCACTGCTGCTCCAAACTCTGAAAGCTCTTCTTCCATTTGTTCACCACGGAAATAAAGTTTACCGAGTGTTAGTGGTTCATGATTAAACCCGTATTTGGCCTGCAAGGCGTAAACGTCAGCTACGATGCTAGACATGCTCTCTCCTTTTGGGTTTAGCGAAAGCCTCGACAAATAGATCTATGTCGTGCTTTTCGTAATCAAACAGTATGTAAGTGCCGTGTTTGCCTTCACTTGCTAGCTTGTCAAAAGTGGTCAACACAGGTGCTATGTTTTTGAACATTTCAGGGCGTTCTGATTTCATGCGGTTGTGTGTGCCAATAGCTGAGTCAGTGCGGCATAGTATTAAAGTTGGATTGTAGGCTTTAATGGCTTCTTGGCATAAAGCAGCAGTGTCGTAACTCGGACCGTCTCGGTAAGTTGTGCCGTATGCTGCTTCACTCAACGCCCATCTATCGATGACGCAAGGAACATTTGCCATTTCTTCTAGCTTGCCTGCGCTATGCAAAAGCAAGCGATGGTAGGCTTTTATGTTCCAGCTGTCGTGATAGCTGCAGTGTATGTATTGAGCGTTTTGAAACTCACAGATCTTTTTTGCTAATGTTGTTTTTCCTGTGCAATCTGCACCTTCAATTATTATCATTTCCAACCTCTAAATTGGTCGGCAGCACGCTTCAAATTTGTGATGAAGTCACCTGGATTCAAACACGAACAAGCAGTGTAGTATTTAGTTTCTGCGTCGTTGGTGTCTTGAGTTTCCAACCACTTTTCAGCATCTTCAAAATGATGCTCGTATAAGTGAAAAGATCCAGCGCGCACATAAAGATTACCTAATGACACGCCAATGCTTTTGACCATCCACAGATACACTTGCATGTATTTGCCGATGGCTGAAAAGGTGAACATGTCATAGGGCATACCCCAGACAACGTCTTGGCTGCGCATATTTACGACAACATGAAGTTTGCCTGCGCGCAGTAAAAACTGGATGCCGGTTGTGCATGGTATATCTTTGGAAGGACCTGGTCGCTCTCGCCAAATATTGATGTAACAGCGGCGGCTGTCTGGATCATTGGCTAATTCTTCGGCTGCCCAACTAATTTGGTCCATAACTTTGGGACCATAAGCGCCATTTAAAGTCATTCCGTCATCACTGAAGCGCTGGTAGTTTTTCATGAACGGCATAATAAATTCTAAGTCATTACGCCCTAATAAAATCCATGCTGCTTCGACAAACATAAATGGGTAATTCAAGTTCCTGCCTTTGTGTGTAACAACAGGCTGGTTCATATCGATTGAGTAGTTGTAGTTAATAAGTTCTTTGATTTTCTGTTCACGCGGGTTGCTAATAAAATCATAACTGTGTGCAGTTTTATTTAGTGCAGTAATCCACGCTTCATTTGGTGATGTCATAGACACTCCTACAAAAGAAAGGAGCGCCCGAAGGCGCCCCTAAATTACTTAAACAGCTTGCTTATAATGCGGCTTGCCTAGGTAATATTCTGTGTACGGTGTTCCACGAGTATCTTGTTTGCTGCGCTTCTTGACATTGAAGCCTTTGCTAACCAAACGGCTAATGGCAGCTGTAAGGTTTTGAAGATCAAACTCGTGCATTGCAATAAGCCTTGTAACTTTACGGCCTTGCTTCAGGTGTTTGATTAGTTGTTCTTGCTTTGTCATAAATCCACTCTCCTGGAATAAGTTTGTCGGCGTGTTTAAACCCATGTTTGTCGCACCAATCGGCATAGCTAGTTTTGCTGCCTTTGTTGATTTTTGATGCACTTCGGGTAAACACAAACCGAATGTCTAAGTCTGGATTTTGTTGTTTCACTAGACGCATCTTGCGGCGGTCTTCACTTGTGAACCTGCCTTTGCATTCAATTATGACGTCATTAGGTAAAACAAAATCTGGGATATACTTGGCGTCTATTTGATATGGAATTTTGCGTTTTTCATATTCAAAGTCGACACCAAGTTCTTTGAGCTGTTCAGCTACCGTAGCTTCAAGTCCGCTGCGGTAGCCGTTTTCAAATTTAATGTGTCTAAAAGTCGAAGGACGCATCGTTGCCTTTAGTCTCTTCTGATGCTGCATGGACATAACCGTCTTCAACTGGTTCAAAGGCTGTCCCACCAAATTCAACGAGGTCGATAATTTGCACGGCGTTGAGATACATCGTAACACCTGTATTTCCTCCTGCGTTGTATGTAGACATGACGCCTGAGACTTTGATGCCTGAACCATTGCCGACGTTGAGGTCTTCTTTAATTACTGAACCTGCAGCATCATAAAGAACTGGTTTCTTAGCTGATTTAGCTCTGATGCGGACACCTCCGCTTTCTTCATCGATTTCAAATGGCCACTTGGCTTTTGGTAACGCTTTGTCACCGTATTCTTCTACAAAAATTTCTTTGGCTTTAGCCATGATGGCTTGAGCTTGATCTTTGGGAACCATAAGATCAGTTTTGTAGACACCTTCGGCGTTGTAGCGGGTGTCTGGGTTAGATAACCAAGGCCACACTGCACTACCTTTAGGCGTCACAAATTTAGCTTTGCTCATAAAGCGCTCCTTTAATAAATGTTTGATTTTCTAAAATTGAGGCTGCTTCTTTAAACAGCCAATTGATGTTCACTCCGAGCTCATCAAGCTCTGCAAGAACATCTACAGGGACGGGAATATCGTCCTGTATGAGGCTTACTGCGCGTGCAATAAGATCCTCACGCCGTTGCTCGTACGACATGCTAACTCCTCTTGATATATGTGATGGTTAAGCGAAGGCGTAGTCGCTAGCTAAGACTTCTCTAAGATTTAAATTTCCGCGCTCTGGTATATCGACCATTGCCATTCGACTGCCGTCGTTTAATTGGCTAAAAGCAGAATTATATAACCTTTGAATAACGTCAAAGTGCTCGTACATCGCAACAAATTGTTCTCTTATTAAATATGAGAACTCTTGAGTGTCAGCTGCTTGTGTTCCAAAGCTGTCATGGATCAACATGAAGTCTTCCATGCCTGCATCTAATCCAGCTAAAACGCTGAACATCAAGTGACTGGCATCAAGTGAGTGGATAAAGTTTGGTGCTGCAGCATTGCGCTGCTTCATCTTATCCAAAGTGCCTTTTGGTGTTGTGCGTAAATTCAACATTATGCAGTTGTACACATCACCGTCAGGTGTGACCTTGCTGTTTTGTGATGCTTCAGAAGGTCTTATTGTTTTGTCGTAAAGGAATATTCGGACGCGGTTAATATTGTAGTCCTCATAAGCATGCACGACTGGTAAGCCGATTGGCGACGTCCAAATTAAAGGCTTAGCTTCGTGTGCACATAGTTGTGCGCACTTTTGAATAAACCGCATTCCTTCTGCTGCTTTTTTAACAACATCATTAACGGCATCCCAAACTTTGCCTGCCATAAAACTGGCACATTTAGATCCATTGTCTTCGCCAAATGGGTGTGTTTCTCTTATGCCCTCTAGAACATCGTCTTCTAGCGGTTTCATAAGATCTTCCATGAGCTGTTGCCTAAACCCAAACTTTTCGCTTGAGTAGGCAAAAGTCATGACGTTGCGTTTAACAACTTTGCGCGACACACCATATGTACGCCAAGCTGCTGCTTCATCTGAAGTGTCAGAAGCAATAGCATCGTTAACTCTATCTGCAACAATCTGGTAAACATCAGCAGGCTTGTCTGCGTATGTTAAGTTAACTGTTGCACCACCTTTTTCGTCTCTGAGTGCTGCGCTGTAGTGTTGAACACCGCTATTAGCACCATCAACTGAAGGTGGTATGTGAGAGATATGATCGTCACCATTTTCGACATAGCCAGCAAAATCAATGCAAGCGGCTAAGAATAAAAATGGTTTGTCGGCTTCTTGCCATAGGCTTCTTGTTAGCCCTGGCTTTTTACCGATTAAGTACAAAGCACGCTGGTTTTTATTAACCCATGCAATGCGGTCATTGAGGGATTTTTTACTCACTTTGTCAAAGTCACCAGTGTTGGCAACATTGATGCAAAGCCAATAAGCACCAGTAGGTCCTAGTTTCTTGCCACGCGCAAATTGAAACAACGCACGTATGTGGTCAGCTCTTTGGTGGTTAAATGTTGGTATAGGGTAAAGACGACCACGGAAATCTAAGTTATGAGGCAAGTAGAACTTGTCGTGTTTAGCAAGCTCTTTAGCAGTATTAAGATCTGTAGACATGTTAACAACATCAGCATCAAAAGCTCTGTTGCGAAGTATGATCTTTTCTTTTGTCTTTTTGACGTGCTTGCGCTGCTTGCTATCAAGTTCCTCCCAGTTTTTAGTTTTGCCTGGGACTTTTAGCTTTGCTTGTCGTGGAAACTTGTTGATGACATCACCACGTTCCCATGAAGCAATCACTTGCTCAAGCACTGGTTTGTTGATCGCAAAAGGAGTTGACTGAACAGCGTTAAGTGCTCTCGTAATCCGATCCATAGATCCAGATTTAAACGCAGTGTCAATCAGCTCCTTTTGCTTGCTGTTAGCTCGTCTTACCAGAGGGACAAGACTAGCTAATTTAGGATTGTGGTAGCAGCCACTATTGAAAGATGTCCAAGGCTTTGGCTCAGACAGCATTGGTTTAAACAATGGCGACATCCACTGTATTTGGTCAGTAAGATCATCGACTAGTTTTCTACCTACTTCTGTTAAACCTAAGTTTTTGACGAAGAACTTCTTCTTCGGTCTATCATAAACTTCAAATAACCCTGATCCTGCTATCACAGAATTTAAAACAGCTTGACCAACATTTACTAGCTGCTCAGCAGTCCATCTTTCGACACCATAGCCTTCACGCCCAGCAACAGCTGACATAGCTTTAAGCCTATGGCGGCTAGAGTTGTGATTTTTGCGGGCCATTTCGAATAGACGCTTAAACAGCTTTGGGTTTTTAGATGAAAAATCTAAAGCCCATAATTCGACACAAACTTGCTTACCTATGTTGGTGCAAATGTTGGTCAAATCTGTAAATTGACCGACACCAATAAAGGCATAATTCAATCCAATATAAGCGATTGTGTCGTTGTTCAAGTTATCTAATGCGTAGTACCAGAATGGCTTGCTAGTAATGCGGCTTGTTAACTCTAAGTCTTTAGAAATTTGTTCAGAAACTAAAGGAATTGCTCCTTTAACTAATTTTGTGTCTACGGTTCCTAAAATACCTGTTTTAGAAAGTTGCTCTTCTTGAGTTAGGAATCTGTCTATTCCATCTTCGAGCATAGAGATCTCTTGTAGAGAATCCATTGCACCTCCATTCAACACTAATCTGCTTTAGTGCGGCTTCTTAAAGTCTTGACTTATTTGCTAGGATGTGCGTGTGTTCTTGCTATGTTCTATTTTACTAATTGGCGCATATAAGCGTCAAGATGAAACTGAAACTAGGCAGCTATTTGCCACCATTTGGGCGTTTTAGTGGCACGTGCCCATGAAGCAAAATAGGCTTTTTCTCCGCGGTAATACTGTCTGTACGCAGTTACAGCATTGCTGTGCTTATAGACGTCAGGCATGCATTGTGGTGGTCGTTTAAAGCTATTTGTTGGAATTGACTTCGGCAGCTGCTTAAGGGGTTTTACAAGCGACCAATATTTATGTGTCGTGCCGTAACGCTTCTTGTGCTCGCTGAGCAAAGCGACAAAAAGACCATAAGCCCATTTGTAGTTTTCAGACCCCGCACGTACCCATTGAGTAGATGGATGGTTAAGGTGCGCTATTTTGCACAGAGAGTGCTTGTCTGCATATTTGCTGCCGTCTAGTGCTCTGTGTGCAGTTGAGAGCATCTGGGCGGTTTCTAGGACCATTTTGACAGCATGCTTATCGCAGTGCATTTCTGCCGCTGTCGTGTAGTCATTTGCAAGAAAGAATATGTTCACGTAGATCTCCTTAACGACAAAAAAGTTTTGTGTTAGAAAATCTCGTGATTTGCAGCTGGATAGAGCACCAGACTACGAATCTGGGGGTCGGGAGTTCGAATCTTCCCGAGCGCGCCATTTTTTCACTGCTTTAATCACGAGATTGCCATTAGGAATTGACGGCGTCTAGCAAGTCCTGGTCGTCAATATGAGCATAACGTAGTGTTGTAGTTATGTTCGAGTGACCAAGCATTCGCTGTACCATCGCTATATTCTTAGTCTTTTTCAGCATGCGCGTCGCAGTGGTGTGCCGCAACGTGTGCAGCACAAATTGTGCATCCTTAGAAAGACCTACTTCCTCACGAACCTTAGCCCAAAATCTGTGGACTTGATGTCTTTTGATCTCGAATGGTACGTGAGTTTCTAGTAAAGCGCGTGCTTCAGGTGTTAAAGGTACTGAACGCGCTTTGCCTGTTTTTGTTTTCCACAGTCTAACCCAATCTCCATCAAGATTTTCTTTGGTTAGACCAAGCACTTCACCTCGGCGCATGCCTGTATCTATTAAGATACGCGCGAGCGCTTTCATTTCTTGCCTATGTTTTCTTGCTATCAAATAGTCAGCAGAGTCTATAGCCGCAAATACTTTCTCTTCTTCGTTTGGAGACAGCCAGCGAACACGATGGGGTGAAGGCTGTTTGCGTGAAAAATATGGCAATTTGTCTATTAGGTTTCTTTGTTTTGCGTAACGCAGCAACGTACTAAGAACACTAATATTGTGGTTTATAGACGTACCAGTCATAGGCTTGCCACGATGTGTGATTACTTTTTCAAGACCTTCTACGTACTTATCGACCATCTGCGTGTCGATGTCTTTAATATCAGGATCTTTGAGTATCTCTACACATCTTCGAGCCTGCGAATGAAAGGTTTTGCAACCTTCTTTGTCCTTCCACAGCTTCATGCCAGCTTCGTTTAGAAGCTCACTTAGTTTCATTGTTTTGCTCCTTATAAAGTGAAAAAACACCGGTCCGTGATTGGACCAGTGCATTAGATGATAAAAATTGCGTCTGAAGTTATTGCCAGCTACCTGTGCGCATTTGGGCTGCAAGCTCTTGTGCGCGCGATCCAACTTGGGTGGACCACCTGCTGTTGAGCAGCTCGGCTGCCGCTGTGTCGTAGTCCGACTGTTTTAGCGCTGCCATTGCGTTTTCGAATTTGAGTGCTGTTCCTATACCCACATTGAAGACAAAGTTGATCAATGCCGCACGACGGACAGGATCTAGTGTCTCTGACCACGGCATGTAGTGCTTGAGTTGTTGCTCTACGTTCTTGACGTCGTTTTCTAACAGCACTAAGGCTTCTTCTTTTGTGATGCCAACGTCTTGTAGGTTCCGACCAACGCCTATTGTCAACTTGTCTGATGTGCATTTATAGGGTTTTAACTCCATGCCTTCGTGTCTGATTAGTTGTTCAAGTAGTTTATCGATGTGCTGCTCCATTAATTATTTACTGACCCCTTTAATCTTTTCTGCTGTGCGAAGACCACCAAGGCCAAGCATGCCGAGCAAGACAGTCATAAGGCTGTCCATGTCAAATACTGGTAATTCTGGAATTTCTACGCCGAGATAAGCACAAACAAACATAGTCACTGGCGCGAATATAAAGTGCCAACCCATTGCACTAGCTAAAATCCATCCTAAAAACGGACGCCAACCAGCAACAAAAATTGAACGGTGCTGCGCTTCTGCTTTGTTTATTTCTAATTGACCTTTTGCTAACTCTTGAGCGTGCCTTTGCGACATCGTAGCTATCTCATGTGCTAGCTTGGCCTTTTCGTCTGCGTCTGGAATAAATTTATCCAGCAACCCTGTTACAGGTCCTATGAGTGCTTGAAGCATTATTTCTTTCCTTCGTGATTGATCCAGACAGCAAACATGCCGCTAAAGCACCCACAGATTGTGGATACGAAAGCCGTTTGTTGTGTAGTTGCTGATGGCCCAAGAGACATAAACCAGTCGGCGCAGTTCCACGCCATTAGGGTTGAAGCTGCCATCATGATTCGCGGGAGGATCTTAAGAGCTAAGAACTGTTCTGCTGTCATCATGTGAGTGTTCCTCGTTTAAGAGGAATACATTTGTATGACATAGCCTTAAAGTTAGGCATGTAGCGGTTTAGGTCGCTTGCCATTTCCATCGCCCTAGCTACACAGGCTTTCTCTGAAAGGATCGGGTGGCGTGTGTTCTCCATCTCGAGACAGTTCGATGGGTCTATGAGAGAGCATACAAGGACTAGCGTCTTAAACATTACTAGCCTCCAGTAAAATGTATACGAATAGACAAAGGGCAAAGACACCAAGGCATATGCAAGCCGCCCAGTAGATAAAAAGGAGAATGTCGTCTTGGCGTTTTATAGCGAGACGCTTGGCTTCTGCTGCTGCTTCGGCTCTTTGTCGTCTGGCTTCAGCGCAGAACTTTACGTAGTCAGGGTACATATTCGCCCTGCCGTATAGCTGCATCATTGAGCGTAATTCGTCTTCTTTACGTTTGAGTTCGTCTAAGGCAAGAAACTCTTCTAAGTCAGACTTACTACCGTCTAGGTTACTACCTTTAGATGCTGCCTTCTTCTGAACTTCGTCTTTGTTTAGAGTAAAGTCTGAGATTGCTTTACCAGCTTTGGCAAGGTCTGAACCATTCTCAACGCATTTCTTGATGATTGCGAAGGCTGCATTAGCCGCCGCGAGTTCTGCTAACATGAGCGTCTCCTAAGAGTTACGCTCTCCCTCAAGATAGTCTGCCATCAGCTTTTGTAAGCCAATGGACAGCAGCTTACATTTAGTATTTTCGTCTAATTCAACGACCATAGTCGCAGAGCCGTCCTCGCGTTCCACGAGATCGATGATATTAAGTTCATTCATTATGCTTCCTTGGGATTATAGTTTCATAAGCAATGAACCAGCGAGACCAACGATAACAATCGTTGACGCCATGATCATTGCTTCGAGACGCCATAGCCGCTTGTCGAGGCCAGTAAGTTTGTCTTCTACGGCAGCGTAGCGGATAGCGCACTCTTTCTCGTGTGCCTCAAGTTCAAGGGCGACACGAAGTTCTGGGGTTACAGACTGCTCTAGTTTCATTCTGGTGCTGCCGGAGCCATCTCAGCAGCTTGTGCCTCTGCGTTTCGCACTGCTGCGGTCTTTACGACATCATTGTCGAAGGCGTAGGCAACGATAGCTTCTCTTGTCGCTGGTACTTGTATGCCGTTGTCGAGGCAATGCTGGACTGTTAGCTGCACGATTTCGTCATTGGCAATCCTTGCACGTTCAGTCACTGCGTTCTCAGCCCAATCAGACGGAGACAATGCAGCGTATTCTAGTCCTTTGAACTGAGTGTCCGTCAGTTCGATTGTTATTGTTTGTGTCATTGTTTTTACTCCGTTTAACCTATTAGATAGCCTGAAAAATAACCTGAGTTATCCAATGAAGAGTTAGCGTCAAAAGTCGCAACCAATTTGATAATATCGTTAGCACTTAGAGACAATGCAAAAGCGGCACTAATACAAGTCCACGAAGTTGAGGAGTATTCTAAGAAACTTAGCCCTGAAGGCGTTGAGCCATTTACTCTACATTGAATTGAAATGTAACTTGAACTTGGTCTGTAGACATTTAGGGCAAAAGCAAACCAATATGTTCCGGCAACTGGTGCAGTAAATTGGCTTGTCGAAGTGTTAAAATGATTACCAACATTTACTGTAGTTGCCCCAAAAGTAATAGGGTCTATTGGACTTGAAGACGATGTTTGGTATGCAGATTTTCTAGCACTAAACGCTGGCTGATACGGCATCGTGACACGGCCTGATGTGTCGATGGTCATGCGGCTTACATTGTTGGTAATCAAATTCAATGGGGTATTAGCAGAAGACCCCACCCTTGAGTCTGACCCTGAGACAGATTGCATTATAGTTATTGAGCCACCACCGGCTGACTGAACCGCTATAGTTTCAGTGGTGTTCACTGGCCCAACTTTCAAAAGATAGTTCGGATTTGAATTGCCAATGCCCACGTTGCCGCTGCTGGCGATGCGCATACGTTCGGAAGCACCCTGCGAAAAGGTCATAGCCGTTCCACTAGAGCTGGTTGCTAAGTTGCTTGCAATGACTTGGTTAGCAAAAGTCGTTGTGCCATATTGATCAACCGTAACAGCGGCAGTACCATTACGGTCAGTCAGGATTGCTGTATTGTTTCCCAAAGAGCCGTTGACTTGTAAGTGTGCGTTGGGAGAAGCAGTAGAGATGCCCACGAAGCCGCTGCGCTCCACAATAAATCTGGGTGTTGAGGTTGAATTATCATCCCAAACTTGGAAGGCTTTAGTTCCGCTTCCTACTGCTACGTCTAGACCCCCAGAAGTAAAACTTGAAAATGCTGTGGCAGAAGCTGAACCTACAACAGTATTTCCAAGCACGTGTAGTTTTCCATCTATTCCAGAAGAAAGCCCAATGCCTACGTTGCCGCTGTTGTCGATGCGGAGGCGTTCTGTGTTGTTAGTGCTAAAAATCAACGGGTAAGGGTCTTGAACCGTAAGAGCTGTTCCAGAAGTTCCGTTATTTGCAATTTCAAACGCAGAAGCCCCTGTCTTTGACATAACAAACTTAAAGTCAGAAGAATCTCGTAAAACTAGTTTTGCAGACGGGGCTGAATCACCAATACCAACATTACCGCTGCTGTCGATTTTTAAATCAACATTACCTTCAGCGTCTAATGTCCCATCCTTAAACTCAAACCCTGCGCCGTCCATTAGTATTTTGCCGACACCACCAGCGGTAACATCAAAAAACAGCTTAGGCGACTGCCCACGCAAAGTAATGCTTCCACCATTTGTCGTGTCGGTAATTTGAACGGTTGGATTTGTTGCGGTGGTGGCGTTGCCACCGATTGTAAGTTTTGATGTGGGAGAGACTTCACTAATGCCCACGTTTCCAGAGCCATCCACAGTGATGTCATCGTGATTAGGAATGCCAAGGCTAGTTAGCGTTGGGTTTGCTGGCACGTTGTCCAAGGCTGAAGACACAACGTCCCCATTCGCGTCCAGTAAGGAGGCGAGGTCATTCGCTTTTGTCATGTTGGGTTACTCCGAAGGCTTTGGATTAGCGTCTTTGACCGCTTGAATTGCTGCTGCCATTTCTTCTGGGAATACACCAGCGTGAAACAAAGCATCTAATTGGTCGCCAATAGAAGGGTACTGCTCCGTGCGTCTTTGGCGGTACATAACAGCATCTACAGCAGCCAGTTCCGCTTCTGGTATCGGTGGGTTGACTACCTGTTCTGCTGCTATCTGCTCGTCATAGTCGGCAGCGCGATACTCTACTGTGCCATCGCTATTTGTGAATTTTACAAATCCTGACATTTATACCCCCTATCAATAGTAACGAGTTGTTGAAGATGTGTTCGTGTAGGAGAGAATATCTGGCTGAGTGCTTAGAGAATAACCGTTCATATTAGTGCCTAAAGTCATACTGTATGCACTGTAATCGCTGTCGATGGTAAAACACATATAGTTATCACTGGAATAATAGACATCTTGTATTCCGTGAGTACCTAGATTTGAGTAGCCGTGATATTGAGATGATTGCGTTCCTATGTAGGCAGAGTAAGCATAACCCGTTAAAATAGTATTTACTCTTGCCCCAGTATAACTCTTGTGACCAATGATGTGGGCGTAATACATGATATTGGTGTTGCGCCGTATATTCGTCTTCACTTGAATATAAGGGCCGGTTCCATCGCCACTGAAGAATATCTTGGATTCCCAACCATTGTCCCCCTTTTGGGAAACTACACCATTGCTTTTGATGCGGAGGCGTTCCGCTCTAGCACCAGAATCACGACTAGCAAACACAAAATCTGATGCAGTGTTACCAGAGTTTTGAACACCTCCAATGTACCATTCGCCATTTGATTCTGTAGTGAATGACATTATGGCATTATTAGATGCCCCACTAGTGCTGTTTTTTAAACTTAATAGAGTGTTAAACGCTGATGTTGATGGATTATATGCAGTTGAGGAATCATTCTGGACGTTTAATTTAACACTAGGAATCGTAGTCCCAATGCCCACCCGACCGATGCTGTCGATGGTCATCTGACGGGTTAAGCCACCAGCAGCCGCTTGTGTATAAAACCCCAAGCCAGTGTCGTTGTTTGTGCCTCCAAAAGCCTCAAACCCAATGGCAGATTCTGCACTACCATTATTTGACAGGCCTACAATTCGTGTTCCGTACCCGCTGGTCTGCGCCCCAGTTACATCATCTGACAAAATAATTGCATCGACGTTTGCGCCAGATGTTCTTGAGACCTTGGTTTCAAGTTTTGCGCTCGGACTGCTCGTCCCAATGCCCACGCCGCTATCTGTAATGACCATTTTATCATCACCAGACGAATGTGGCGCATCAGTAGAACCAATGTTGTTCCTAAAATGTATTGAGCCTGTGCCTGATGTAGACCCGATGTAAACGTTGTTACTGTCAAATCCTATTTTACCAATGTTGCCAGAGGAAGGGCCGTAGTCAATGTAACCAGTGACATCCACGCCTGTGGCTGTGGTGGCGAGTTTGAGTGCGTTGTTATGGAATAAGTTGACTGCACCACCAGTAATGAATTGCGCTTTGTTCTGAGTAACAGCAGCATCGGTCAATGCAATAGTGCTGTCTGCGCCAATATAAAGAGAGCCAGTTCCTTGTTCTGTTATTACGCTGTCAGCACTATCGTGATAAATCTGCAAGCCACCAGAACCAAAGATAGCCCTGTTGTTATTGCCAAATGAAACATCACCAGTGACCGAACCGCCAGTAGTCATTAGCGCACCAGCGGCTGTTACGTTGGCTGTGTCAGTTACGTCTGCGCCAGCTTCGATACCGTCTAGCTTTGTGCCGTCTGTAGCTACATCGCGTCCGTCCACAGTTCCTGTGACCGTCACATTGCCAGTGACATCAATACCAGCAGCGAAGTCTACGTTGCCTTGGAAAGCACCACCGTTGGTCGCTGAGACCATATCGGCAGTAGTGAACGACTTGAACGCAACTACATTGATTTCGTCACCGGATACTGCTGCTACTGCGAGTGTAATAGTCGAGCCGTCTGTGGCTGTGTAGTCAGTACCATCTTCAAGAACGACACCATTCCGTGTAACGATGAGATTGTCCACAGTATAGCTGAGTGTATTGCTGTTGTCGTCTGCGCCGCTGAAAGCAGTCTGGGCTGCTGTTGCAGTGAAGTTGTAGTTAAGAAGAGAAGCCCCACCAGCGGAACTTGCGGCAATCCAGTTGCCACCATCGTAAACCCGCATTTCGTTTGCAGTGCTTGAGAAATACAGCGCACCTGTTATTAGAGCGTTACCGTCATTGTCGACAGTCGGGTCGCTTGCGTAGCTACCTAAGTAACGATCATCGAAAGTATCCAAAGTAGCTGCTGCGGCTGCTGCGCTTGATGCTGCTGCAATTTGGCTGTTAGAGGCTGCCGTGGCTGACCCAGCCGCTGCAATGACATCGAGGCCAGTCTGAACACGGTCTGCGGCTGTAGCAACGGCATCTGCGGCTGCGTCTGCTGCCTCGCTGGCTGCGACTTGTGAGTAGTGTTTCGCTGAGTATTCTGAGCCGTCTACGGTTGATCCAAGAAGGGTTGACCACTCTTTAGATGCACCATCGCCGCCTGTGACACCTGTGCCGCCTATTGCCCATGCTTTAGAAGCGTAGTCTGTACTGTCTACGAGACCAATGGTCTTTACGGCCCAGTCTTGGGCGTTGGTTGCACTATTCGCAGAATTAATAGATGCTGCTGATGCTGTCGATGCGTCCGAAGCGGCGTCTGCTGCACTAGAGGCAGCAGCATTTTCACTAGCTAAAGCGGCTGCGGCACTGGCGGCAGCGTTGGTTTCTGAAGCTGCTGCGTTAGTTTCTGAAGTTGCAGCAGCGGTTTCAGAAGCTGCTGTTGTTGTTACATAGCCGTTTAGTGTTGTTACAAGAGATTCTATCTGTTCTGGATCTTCACTGACTACTTGAAATACTGAACTAATTGGCATCTGTTTTTACCTTAATTTAAAAGATCTTGTTCAAAGTTGAACGATGGTTGAACAGACGCATCAGCAGTTAAAGAGTCTGTAGCGTCAGCCAATGAGGCGACGTCTGCATAAATCTTGTTGTATACGTCTTCAAATTGAGGTTTGCGTGAGTCGTTAAAATAATCAGCTGCGTACATAACGGCGGCATAAACGACTAAATCTGGACAAGAAACTGAAAGCGTATTTGTGTCAGTGTTGTTTACAAGTGGTGTGTCATCTGCGACATACATCACCCAAAACTTATGTCCTGTTTGTGGTTTAGGCTTAAGCTCAAATGTGTTTTTAATGCGCGTGTAAAACTTTGGCTCCCCAGAAGCTGGGTGCTTTTTGCTTAAATCTAAAAACTTGCGCAAAGGCACGCGCTCTAAAATGCGCTCTTCGTCAAAAATATAAATTAGCTCTAAGAAATCACCTTGAATAAAATAGGTGCCAGTAGTGCTATCAAAAATGGCTGGTGTTGTTGTACCAGCAACAATTTCGTGTTTTTGTTCAAGAGAAGGTAGGCGTAGTGTTCTTAGCAGACGGCGTTGCGCTTGTGTAACAAACGTCGCTGCAAGAGCGTCGGTGCAGTCATTACGGTTAATTAAGTCAATGACGTCTTGCTTAAGGTCTGCAAAAGTTGCCATGTTAGATCCTCTTAGAAGTCGTTATAAAATGGTCCATGTCGTGCGTTTTAAGCCACTTAACAATGTCTTTGATTGGCGCTTTGTAAACGTCGACACCCTCTTTGAGCATCTGCTCAACAATAACAACTGGGATAGATGCCATCTTTAACATCTCGCCACTTTGTGTGTATCCGCCAGCTGTCTTTTGATCTTGTAGTTCTTGTAGAAACTCTGATGAAATTTCTTGGCTTCTGGTTCTGTAAAGACCATCAGCGTCTTGGGCGACTGCCATATCAGCGTCGATCAATGTTTTATTCATTATATCTCCTTGGAAATGAGTGCGAGTGCCCTCCGTAAGGAGAGCACAACCGGAGGACACCCGCACAAACTTGACTAGCTCAGATAGCGGATCAAGCCTGAAGCCTTGTAGTTGGTGTGCTTCAGACCATACTCGGTCACCATCATGTGCATGTCTGCATCACCTGTCTTCGCGAGAAGCTCACGAGTCATTGGGCGTAGTTCGCAGATCTTCCAGTTTGCTGGATCATACATGAGAGCTACTGATGTCTTCATGAAACGGTTCATTACGACACGCTGCTCACCATAGGGCGAAATGTAGACGTCAACGACATTCATCAGCGTGCGACCACCGTTTACAAAGTGCTCCTGGCGTGCGTTGCCTGAGCCTACTGCAGAACGTGTGAATCCAGCGATGACTGTTGAGTCGGCTGGTTTGATCATCAATACTGATGCTTCTGCACCTTCGTCATACAGCTTTTGGCCGAGGTTCAAGATGTCCTGCTCAGAAAGCGCCGCTGGTGTACCAGAAGTACCTGCATCTTCGATGACAGCTGAGTTAATGACATCGACAGAACCTGCGTCCTGACCGTGTACGTTAGCAGTCAAACGAGCTGTTGATGATGAACCAGCAGCTGCGTCGTTGCCATTTGTGGTACGATCGCCAACGAGGTTAAATTCAATGTCACGCTTAAATTCTGCAGCTTTCTTTGAGAGCTGGTAAGCAGTTTCTTGTGCCCGCCCGTATGCATCAATTGCATCGGCAGTTGCTGAGATTTTGATGGTCTTTGACTGGATCTGTGTGTAGTTAGACCGCATGACTGTTGGAGTCAGAGTCAGATCTGCAGCAGTAAAGCCTTCGACCTCAGCATTTTCTGCGGTTGCAGAAAGCGAGTCTTCTTGCCATTGGTACAGAGTGTTTTTAACAGACTCTTTGCCAATTGATGACAGGAAAGGTGTAGTTGTAGGTGAAATATTTGAGATGATGTCGGAAATATCTTCTTTGATTCCGATCTGATTGTACGTGGTATATGTAGCCATTGATTCCTCTTATAGGGCTAAAGATTAGTCACTAGCAGACCATCGCGCTAAAAATGCATCCCGTGCCGCGTCAGTTGTGCCAGACTTTGCAAGAGCAGTCATTGCTTGCTGCTTGGTTCGCGTGGCTTGGCTTTGTGGTTTGGTTGCACCAGGTTTAAGTACTCGTTTAGGTGCTTTAGTACGCTTTTTGACGGCAACTTGTTTGCCTTGATCGTACTTCATAGCTTTCAACACCAGTTTGATGGCGGCAGGATCTACAAGTTGATCGATGTCTTGCTGGCTAATGCCTTGGCTAACACCATATTTTCTGATCTTGTTGTAAAGTTCCTCTGACCATTCAGGGATTTCTTTTTGTAAAGTGTTGATCGCTTCCGCTGCTCGCTGTTTCAGTTCCTGCTGGCGAGTTGCTTGGATCATCTCCAAATACTTATCTGACTCTTGATTAAGAAATTGGTAGTCGTCATATGCTGCTTGTGCTTCTTTGCGAAGTTGCGCAAAGTCTTCAGGCTCCATTTGACGAGATGCTAGTAGCATATCAATCTCTGCGTATGGCTTCAGCTTTTCCTCAGCTTTTTCCAACAACGATTTCAATACAACTGCGTTCTTCTGTACCTCTTGATCTAGAGTTTTGCGTAGTTCTGCTACTTGTTGAGATTTTTTAGTAAGCGACTTTTCTTGACCGTATAATCGTTTCAAGTCTTTAACAGATACTTCGTATTCGTCTTCTCCAACTTTGACTTTGGTGACCAGATCATCAGCTGCTAATTCAACTTCATATTCTTCATCATCATAATCGTCATTTAGATCGACGTCATCGAGGTCTATTTCTTCACTTTCGACAACTTCATAGTCTTCAACATCCTCTGAGCTTTCGCTTACTTCTTCTTCAGAGTCTGTTTCGCTTTCATCTTCGTGTTCCGATGTCTCCGGTTCTGGAGAGTCTTCCCAACGTTTCATAAAAGCATTGATTGCGGTGTCCACTGATGGACCTTCAGGGTTCTCGGAGACGCTATTTTCAGTAGTCTCGGACATATATTACTCCTTCGCCGAAAGGATCTGATTTTTCATCATCACCTTTTGGTTCAATGTGTTAACGATTTCTTGCATTGCCCGCGCAGAATGATAAGCGACTTCGCGCTCATCGTTTTGTAGCGGATCAGTAGAGAAAAAAAGGCTTACATATTGATCGAGTAAGCCGTTGACGGTTTTAGTAAACGCGTCATTTCCGAGCAGCACCTCTGCGTGAGTACCCTGCTCAATTAGTTGTTGGTCTTCCATAGTCTCTCCTTGACCTAATTAAAATTTCCAGCAACGCCTGGCTGCAACGCACCTATGAATTAGGACTGATGATTGCGGTACGATCCGTTGCAGGCGTTGATTTAGCGAGCTCAAGCTCTTTGTAACCAATGTCTGCGCGTACTTCTGAATCGAAGTCTTTGCGTTCTTCAGCGCTGTAAGACGCAGCAACACTTGCTTCGGCTTTCGCTTTATCAAGTTCAATGCGTGCTTGTTCAATTTGTGCTTTAAGTTGTAGCTCTTGCTCTTGCAGCGCCACTTTGCGCTCTTCGAGTTCCATTTGCTTCATCTGCATTTGCATCTGCATTTCAGCTGCTGGATCTGGCTGTGGTGGCT